GAGCGCAACTGACTCTCGCAACCTCTTCCTCGATGTGTTCGGTGGAGAGGTTATGGCAGCCTTCGATTTGGCTGTCTCAACTCTCGACAAGCACAACGTGAAGACCGTCGGTGGCGGTGCTCGTTCGTGGCGTTTCCCTAAGGTGTGGAAGGCTGAGGCCGAATATCACACGCCTGGACAGGAAATGCTGGGTAACGACATCGACACCACGGAGATCAGCGTCACGGTCGACGACATCCTGGTAGCGCACACCGCGCTGTCGGATCTCGATCAGATGCTGAGCCACTTCGAGGTGCGCTCGGAATACGCGAAGACCATGGGCCACGCGCTGGCCAAGGTGTTCGACAAGAACGTATTCCGTCAGATTATCCTGGCAAGCCGTACGGCTGCTGATGGTCCGTTCCCAGCGGGTAACACCGTGACGGACTCAGCTCTCTCGGGCACGTCCACGACCGCCGAAACCGGCGCCGAGTGGATCGAGCACATCCGTGAGGCCAACCGTACCCTGTTCGCCAAGGATATCCCTGAGGAAATGCCTCGCTATCTGGCAGTGTCCCGCGAAACGCTGGACGCTATCCGATTCGCTCGCGCAGAATCCTCGTCGGGTAACTACTACGGCGACTACGTTCTCCAGAACCGTGACTACGACGCCATTGCCGCTGGCTTTGGTAATCGTCGTGCCGGCGTCGAGGTGGACGGAGTTCAGGTCTATGCTTCCCGCAACATGCCGAGCACGGACGAGTCCGCTGCTTCCGGCGTGTACGCGAAGTATCGTGCCGACTACAGCACGACCACGGGCATCATGTGGTGCCCAATGGCCGTTGCTACGGTCAAGGTCATGGACATCGGCTTCGAGAACGAGCGCGACACGCGCCGTCTGGAAGACTTCATGGTCGCCAAGATGCTTGTTGGTCACGGAACCCTGCGCCCTGAGTGCGCACTGGAGTTCAAGACCTCCTAAGTAATCCGCGTTAGGCGGACATGTGGGCTGCAAGGCTCACACCTCTCCTTACGCAACCTCTGGGGGCATCACGTTTCGGCGTGGTGTCCCCTTTTCTCATGGGAGAAGAACATGCACACGAAGTTGGAGGCTGTGAACATCATGCTGGAAGGCATTGGTGAAGAGCCCGTTTCGTCGCTGGCTTCAGGACTGGACGACGCCAATAGTGCTGTTCGTATCCTGGAGCGCGAACAGAAGGCCGTCCTCCTACGAGGGTGGCAGTCGAATTCAGATGGAGTACAGGAGCCCTATAAGTGGGCGAGAGACGCCAGTGACTATGTGGTCCTGGGGAACGACGTACTCCGTATCGACACCGTAGGCCCCAGCGCCTACCTCCACGGCCGCAAGAAGTGGGACACAGACAACAGTGAGTACAAGCTGTGGGACCTGTCTCT